GGAAAATTAGAAAAAGTTATGCCCCCATCAATAGAATATTGATAAGGTGGAAAACCTCCAAAAGGAATAATACTTATATTACCGTCACATTGACAAGTTGCGTCATCTGTAGTATATCTGAAAAGAGGTTTTTTAATTATTAGACAATCGTTATTATTTGCTATAACCTGATTTACAACAACAGGACCAGAACTTCCAAGAATTTGCCATCCTACGATTGGTGGTTCAGCCGGATCAATATTCACAATTTGACCCATGGTCCACCCAGAAACTTCCCATTGATTAATATTCCATATTATACTATAGGTGTTTCCACTTTCAGTCCAGAGTGGGTGGTAATTTTCAAATCCTTGGAATTCGAAAGTATAATATTCAACAAAACTACCATTTTTATCGGATTTTATAATTGACAAACAAATATCATCATATTGAGGATATGGTGATAAAGTTGTTGTTGTAGTTGTAATTGGTTCTATTGTTCTTAGTCTACATGCGGTTGTTGCGGTAAAATCACCGTAAGAATCTATCACAGTTGCCGAATATATTCCTGGACCAAGGTTTGTAATTGCCTGACTTAAAGCCCCTGTTTCCCATAGTATTTCATAAGGTGGGGTTCCTCCTGTAATACCTAATGAAATAGCCCCATCAAAAGATGTTGGACTTGTTGGATTAATTACAAAACATTCAACTTCCATTGGAAATAATGTAATTACATCACACTCGTTTCTAGGGGATATTATATTATTTTGAGGTTGATAGGTTGTTGTGGTGGTAATAAGTTGTGTTGTTGTAATTGCTGTCGAACAAGTTGGACAATCTCCAGAGTCTAATACCAATATTGTTCCTGCAATTGTATCGACACCCCTTGATGAACAAACCGATATAGAGGTTTGTGGGGGAAGGGTAATTTTTGGTCCCTGGGGTTCATCACAACATGGATAAATATAAACAGACGCTGTGGTTACTGATGATTCATTTGTTATTTGATAGGATCTACAACAATCTGAATAAACTTGACACGATTCACAATTATAAAAAGATCCATTATCGAAATTTATAATTGAAAATTCATCGTAACCAGTTATACCACACGCATATGAATCCGAACTTCCCGAACTTACAAGTTCATAACATCCACTTTTATATTCGGATGGATTTAAAGAAGATATTAAAACATTAAAATTAAGAACTTCTCCAACCGAATAGTTTGAAAATGCGACTGAATTAAAATTTCCATTAAAACTAAAAGTGTGGGAACCGCAACAACTCACAAAACAATATCTTGTATCGTCAAGTCCTAAATTTATGATACTAATACCGGGAGTTAATGAAATGGAATTTGCGTTAACATAATACTCAACGTTAGGTAAAATGTCAAATGTCTTTATATTTCCATTACCATCTACAAATAAAAAATTAGAATAAATTGTAGTTCCGGTATTTTCTACTTTGAAAAGTGTTGCCATTGATAATATGTTCTATATAAATAATTCGTTATTGTATTTTTGGATAAAATTTCTAATCAAATCAATATATTTTAAAGTTGCACTATTTTTATCCACATAATCAAAATAGTTTTGGTTCTCAACTAATAATTTGATTGGGTCTTCGTGAATGAAACCTCCTTTATAAAACTTAGTAGTTCTAATGTCCTCAGTAACTCCAGCCATGTGAAGTATAGGTTTTGATTCATAGGTTTTTATATCGTCTGTTGCCCAAGAAAAATCTAATTCAGGTGTAACTCTAGTTTCATAACCAGACCTCCAGAGATTCCATAACAAAGACCACATTTCCGCAGTCCAAAACTGTATTTCACCACCTCTAATTGGGTTTCTTCTATTATAATTGAGCATTTGTTTATAAAGTGGAACACAATCCACATAAATTTTAGTCCACAAATCATAATTTGTATTTTTCAAAAGATATTGTCCACCACCAGAATTCAATTGGTTTTGTTTTATTAAATCAGGATCAATTTGAATAATTTTGGACATTTCATTCAAAAGTGAATTTTTTTCTTGGTTCGGATGTGCCCCTTCATATTTTTCACAACAAGTTTGTATATAATCAAACCCTATATAATTTATAGTATCCGAAAGATAATTTATATTATCATTTAATAGTGATTCAAAATTAGGTAATTTTCTAAAAATTATATCCGCATCATGTAAAAAAAACAATTCACCCAGTTCCGGATTTTCCCATAACCATTGGGAAATCAAATAAGGTTTTATACTTGGTATGTAAGATTTATTAATTCTGTTATCAACATAATAATGAACATTAATTCCAAAATTACATAATTTTTTTGATTCTTCCGATGGTTTATCTTGTCCATTTGTCAGACCAAAAATTACATGAATATTACAAGGATCAATTCCCAATTCTAAAAAATTTGAAACGTACAATTTAGTCTGCCAATGAAAGTATGGAACATCTGGTTGTGCTGAAACAAATTGAATTTTTTGCATTAAATTAAATATATTTTCTTTTTTTCAAAAGTATATTAAATTTAACAACTTGGGCAAGACCCAGCGGAAACTATGGAAGCACTTCCCGATGTCACTAATATTGGGGTTGATGAACAAATTGATGCACTAGTACCACCTACTAACATATAAGGTGAAGTTTTACTTTCACCACAGCAAGGTGTAAATGTTATTCGAGCATTTACATCTGAGGATGAGTTCGAAACCCAATATTGGGAACAACCACTAACTGGTGTTGGGGTGGGTGTTGGTGTTGGTTCAAAGTCAAAACTACAAAGATCTATTAAAGTTCCATTGAGTAAAGTTGTATTTGAAGATCCCGTTATGGTTATTGAAGTGAAGTTTGTTATTGACTCGATTGTGATCACCGCACTTCCTTCAGTATGTACACCATCTTCCGAAATACAACTTGTGTCCGTTGGGAATGCTTTGAATTGATTTCCTTCTATTGTGTAACAACAACCTTGACATACAGTTAAACTTGGTGTTCCTGAATTAGTAGTAAAATTCAATATTTCTTGTTGAACTATATTACCTAAAGAATCAACTGAAGAACTATAATTGATTAACCTTAACTTTAAGTTATTAATCGGTGTATCAAAATTTAGTGTATAAGTGTAAGGACCATTATTATAACCCAAAGCCACTAAATCACCAGTATTTGCTTCATCAGAAAAACAAGCCGGTAAAAAATCATTAATTGGAGTTATTTTAGACACATCCCCTGTAGTCACTGCGGTCATAGAAACTCCATCGATTATTGTGGAAAGTTTATTCAGTGGTAAATCATAAGTTTGTGGACAACATTGTGTTGGTGGTGGGATATCACATTCAATACATGATATGTCGTAATCAATTAATAAGTTAATTATTACTTTTGCATCTTGTAATGTATTGTAATCGTATTGTTTACAACTTTTGTCAAGTTTGTCACAAAAATTACTTATAGTTATTTTGTTTTTTAGCAAATCTATAGATACATTTCCAATGTCTGGATAACTTAATAATTGATCTGTAACAGCATTTGACCACTGAATATCATTCGGATAATCATAAATCCCTGAAGATCTGTAAAATATTGTTTGTTTTGCAATTCCATTTACTATTGTCTCTAATATAAAATCAGCAGAATTGACAACACATCCATAGTCATTATATGTTAGATCCGAAAATCCTTCATAATACATTTGCGGAATTCCCCTTTTACCGGAAATTCCAGAATTTACGAATACACTATCACTAAGTGTAAATATTTGATAACCAGTCACCAAATTAGTTCCCCCCAAGGTTACAGTCCTTTTTGACACACATCCATCTGCATCTGTTATTTCTATTAAATAAGTTCCAACTGTAAGTCCTGTAACAACTGGTCCTGTTTGAGGACCAACATTTGCACTCCAGTTATAAGTAAATGGTGGTGTTCCTGATGTTATAAAGGTTGAAATTTCACCATCATTACCTACAACGCATGGAACTGTACTTGTGAGAAAAAATAATTGGGAAGAAGGTGTGATTAAAAAATTTTGAGTTTGAGTACAACCATTTGCATCAGTTACGGTAGCCGTATAGATTCCACTTGATAGGTTGTTAAATAAACCTGTTGGTTGGGTTGGATTACCATTAATTTGGTAAGTATATGGTAACGTACCTCCTGAAGATGCAGTTATTACAACTTTACCATTATTTAAACCACAAGTTGTTCCTGTGGTAGATGCCGATATCGAATATAAACTAGTATTATTAATAGTTGTTGTTCCAGTGAATAGACATCCACTGTTATCAATAGTATAGACATACGTGTCTGATGGTAAATTAGTAAAATTAACAATTGTTCCAGTTGTAACTGTTGTAACAGTATTTCCTGAACTGTCATAGAGTGTATATAGAAAGGTTGCACCCGGACTTCCGGTATTTACAACAATGTTTATAGTACCATTGTTATTACAGGTTGAATTTGTTGACGTAATTGATGCAATTGAAAATCCATTTGGTGTAAGTAAATTGACTGAACCAAATGAAGTACAAAGACCGCTATCAGTTACAATCACGTTAAAAACTCCAGACGGTAAATTTTCAAAAATATAAGAGTTACTAAATGTGATTTGTGTATCACCATTAGATCCTGAGAAAAAGTAAGGTGCAGTCCCCCCAGTAACAATAACTTCTACAGCACCATCACTATTGAAACAAGTTGATCCTGTTACATATGTGATTGGGGTAACACCAACTGGTGGAATATTAGTGATTGTGAAACCACTTGTAAGTGAACAACTATTACTGTCGGAGACTGTAACAGTATAATACCCTGCAGTCAATCCAGTTGCCGTAGAACCAGTTTGTCCATTTGACCACAAATAAGAAATAGGAGGTGTTCCAGTTACTCCAGTTACAAAAACTTTACCAGAACCCGCTAATGGTATACAACTTGCATCGTCTACGATGTATAGACCAAAATCCAGTGTTGTAGACGACATAATTATCACATTTGCACTTGATCCAGTGCAACCTCCCGAATTATCTGCAATTACATAATAATTTCCAACACCAAGGTTTGAAAAGGTTTGAGTGTTCGATGAAGTAAATGCACTAGTTATAAATCCGTTAGTGACTTCATATAGATAATACTCGCAACCTCCATAAATTACTGGAAGTTGGACCTGAAGAGATCCCCCTCCACCAGGACCACAAACGGTGTTAGAATAAGATAAAATATCTACAGTCGTACCTGTTGATATATCGAATGAAACATAATAAGAAGTGATTGCTGAACAAGAATCTTGTATTTGTAATACATACGATCCACCTGACAACCCAGAGAATTCATAGTATGTAGTAGCCGCAGAAGTGGGTAGTAGTCCTGAAGATGAAATTTCAAAAACAGTATAAGGTGCTGTACCTCCAGTTATGTTTATAGAAATACCTCCAGAGTTAGTATTTGAACAATCTCCGGTTATTGAATACGAAGGTATAATAGCACCGCAACTCATTAATTACATAAAATATCGAAGTTTATACCTACGTTCAATTCGAAATTGTATTGTACGTCATCAGGTAAACAATTATTATTAAAAATTGTAAGAATATTATTTGAAGTGTCTATATTAAATCCTAAACCGAAGTCAATTAAATTTGTAAGTCCAGTGTTAAGACCATCCAACCAGTCCTGTGATGTTGGAACACTTAATGTAGGATTAGAATATCCAACTCCATTGAAAAACTCATAAACAATGATCGGAACACCGTTAAGTCTAACATCAACATACCATTGTGTTTGAAGAGTTGATATATTACAGTCATTAAATAAATCTATTCCATTTTGAGTTCCGTAATTAGATAAAGTTTGTCCTAATAATGCACCAAATGACAAAATATTTGGTGAATTGTTCCAAGGATACAACCCAATTTCGGTAAATAAAACCGGACAGTCATAACTGAATATTTGATTTATTAACTTACAAGGTTTACACTCAATAGGTATTAATTGACATCCTCGTTGTCTTCTCCATATAAACTTTTGTCTATGGAATATTGAATTTTCATATCTAACTCCAGTTTCCCAGATTGTTGTTGCAGGAATCATTTGTTCAACAAGTCTAATCCAATAGTCTCCCATACCATCAACATATTCAATCAAAGACTTGTATGTGAAATTATCATTTTTTACGTTGATCGCATATTCCGATTCTAAATACTTCCAGTATATTGAGGATAGAGTTGGGTATCCACTTGTCTTACCATCATTAGAATACATTCGACTTCTAACATTGATCATATTTTTCCAAAATGTTTGGGCAAATTCGAAAAACGTTTTTTGTTGGGGTTTTGGATCAATTACTGTCCAGTCTATACCTCCAATTATAGGATAAGTAATGTTAGGGTATGGATTACAAAAAGTTGGTTCCTGATAAAATAATCCCTGTTCTGGTATGGGGTAATTATATGATCTAGACATAGTCCATACATCATATAAAAGTCCTTGACCCGGATTCATAAAAAGATCTACGTTTTTTACATTTAGTACAAACTTTTCGTTTTGAACTTGGTAATATGCATTGAAACCAGCATCAGATGAATTTCTTTGTCCAATTTCTGTTGGGGTCCAACTTTTATTATTATCTATTTCTTTTGTAAGAGTAAATCCCAAATCCATAAATGGAAATTGACGGTATCTATCTAGATATTCTTGACCATAGTTGAAAGGTAAAAGTTGTGTTTGATAATTTGGATTACTTCCCGTGAAAACACTATTTGTTAAGTCTACCTCTTCAGGCATTCTATGTTGTGGTGTAGATTCGAACCATCCTCCTCCAATTTGAAAAAAGAAACTTTCGGTTTCAAGTGGCATACTCGGGAATCCATCTATATCCACCGGATAGTCTATTAAGGTTGTTGTTACATTTTGAATAATTTGTGCTGTAGTGTATCCTGTGTATTGTACACCGTAAATAGAAAAGATATTTCCAATCTCTAAAACTGGTAAATTTTGAACCCAGGTTCCCCCACTCAAATTTATAAACTGTGAATCAAACTGACTCATGTTAACTTTCTGATCGGCCAAATAAACATGTTCATTAAACTCAGTAATTGCTTCTGGTGCTCCTACCATTCTTAATAAAGTTTCTATTGATTTTCTAGTCCCTTTTGATTTAAACAGGAATGCGGAATTCATAATTAGGTTTCTATAAAATTGATAGTTCAATTCTTCCGGAGTTTGTCCTTGTGGTAAACCAGTAAATTGATTGGATCCATTTATAAAAACCGAGTTTAATAATTGGTCATTTGTGATTGGTGAAATATTAATTGTCCATCCTAGGGTTTGTGCCAAATTTTTAAGTAGTTGTGATGGTATATCATTTTGTACGTTGTAATGAACTGAAGTCATATTGGCCAATGCCCCAATAAATTGTTTGGTTTCATCGAAACTTCTACCATAGATTTGTAGAACCTTCTGTATTTTTTGATCAGGAGTGTCAAATTCTTTGATTGCTTCTGCAGTCAAAAATCTAACAATTAAATTAGTTTTATACTCATCTAAATTGATTGCAACTGAATTTAAATCATTAAGATAATTAGTAAATTTTACTGTAAATATGTCGAGGTTCCAAATACCATTGAGTGGAAATGTTATAATTTTGTCACTATAAACATATGTTCCGGCCTCGGTTTCTATTGGTACTGTAAAATTTGAGGAATACTTTGGAACTACAGTCCTATTTAATAAAAAATTTTCTACAGTATCAAAATCCTCACTGAACACTTTGTTTACATACAAATCTTGGGGTCTAACAATAAAATTATCATAACTTATACCTTGACCACTAAATGGATTTCCATTCACATATAACTTAAGACTTGTGTCTCCATCTTGGAATTGTACGTAATCAACCACTCTATATTCTTGGTCAAAAATAAACAAAGAATATTTCAAATTCTGAGTTGTAAAATTCCTAAGACCCGAGACAGGATTTTCCCTTAATGAAAGGTTTCTAGTTGCATTAGTTGTAAAATCGATACCAAACGGATTTTGTAGTGCGGTAATTGGTATTTCCAAATAAGTTTCATTTTCTACTGGATCAAATGATATGTTGGATGCCGTTTCTGTAGTCAAAAAACTTGACGATAAATTTTTAGATTCTAATGCCGCTGGGAAATAATTAATAATCTTTTCAACCGAAACTGATATTCTTTTGACAAGTGAACCAAACATCGTAATGTTTGTAATTTCTGACAAATCATAATTCGGGTAAACTTTATAATTTTTTGCCAAGATCATCCTAGTCTCTTCGACGTTTTCAAGATTCATAGACCTCAATGAAATGGGATCTGAGAACGAACCAATTATAAAGTTTCTATTCTGTTTTTGAGTTATGTTGGTTGTAAATTGAAAATTGGCTTGGGTCAGTCCTCCCCCATCAACTAATTGTAACCCAACTAGATTGTTCGAGAATGTTCCTGATCCTGCCGCTGGTTGTGGAGGACATTTATAAGTTGTCAACGCCATTATCCTGTAATATTTGTAAAGTTTTTACTGAAATCAATATTAGATCCCCTATCTTGTCTCACTTCATAAAGAAGATCATTAAATTGACCCCTAATTTCATATAAATTGTATTGTTTGTAAATGTTATTGTTAGAGTCATAGATTGTATAAATTCCATCGTCCATCGACTTAGTTTGATTACCATAAAGTGCAATTGCAAGTGTGGAAATATCCTGATCAACAATTTCAACCTCAACTGTGGTGGGGTTGAAAAAGGTATTAGTAATTATTATGTTTTGATCTGGTTGTCCAATGAAAGGTGTTGCGTTTGGTTTATTAGTAGGAGATGAAGATGGTGATAGAGTACAAAACATTAAATTTGATGAGGTTTCCACATATCTGTATCTGATTGCCTTCTGAGATGTGTTTGTTAAATTTTCAATCACTGGTTCACAATAAAATGAGGAAGTAACAATTCTAAAAAAATTAGGTATTTTCGACCCATCAGGATTCAGATACTCAACTCTGAATCCCACTAAACCTTGATTTATAAACTTATTACGGTATTGTGATGGAACATTGTTTATGTCAATAACAATTCCTTTCACATTCGGAAGAGCCGATAAAATACCACAATCAGTTATTCTAGTTCTAATTTCAGCAGGTCTTATATAAAGTGTATAAATACCAAGTTGGTTAAATCTGTCTGCCGGTAATTGTAGGTTATATAAACCACCTAATACCTCAACATTAGCGTTTCCACCTGTTTGATTGTTATGGAAGTATGGTCTCAAAATTTGACTTGCATTTAATTTTGTTAATACAAAATTATTTGTTTCATCTCTTGATGGTGTATAATTCAAGATGATTTCAACATCATCTGGACTGACATCAGCACTTCTTATAGTTCCGTAATTACCTGTTGCCACTTATTTCTAATTTTTTCTTGTTTATTTTTATAAATACCTAATTTCACTGTTTTTCTATATTAAAAAAACCATAACCGTATTTTTGTAAATCCCCCAATGTATCCACTTCACCCAATCTTTGGACACTCTCATATGCCGAGTTTTTACCCCTTTCGACAAAAACACTACTTAAAATTTCAGCCTCATCAATTACATTTAGTAATGCCTCATTTTTTGTGATTGCCGATAATATTATATTATCTGAAGTATAACCTGATGAACTAACAATGAAAATAGTTGTTCCATCCACATAATCATAATAATCAATATTATTTATAGTATATGCTGTGTAGGATCCTGTTGGATCTGGTCCCCAGAAAACACCAATAGTACCAGAACTACCAGTAACTGGGACACCGACTTTAAATTTACTCGCGTAAAGGGATGATGCTGGTCCATATTGTTTTAGATCATTAACTTGACTTTGTGTGTAACCTGTAACCAAAAAGGGTACTGTTGTATAATTCGAACTGTAATAATCATTTATGTTTGTATTAGAGTCTCCTGTGTAAATATAATCATAACTAAATGATGTTGCCGACCAACTACCTCCTGCTGGTTGGAATGTTGCCGTCCCATTTGGGTTACTTATTGTAACATTTGTGTAGGGTATTGTTATGGTTTTTGTTACCGTGGAAATTCCCCATGGTGAATTTGCCTTTAAAGTAATTTGATAAGTTTGTGATGTTACGGGATAGGTGTGAGAAATGGGTAAATTTCCAGTTATTGTTTGTAGTGCAGTACCATCGCCCCAATCAATAGTAAATGTTGTTAAACTTAGAAACTTTTTGAACTCCGTATCTGAACTATTTAAAACAAAATATGTATAAGGGGTTCCTGTTAATCCTGAGAAAACAAAATTTGTTATAACATCTTTTTGTAGAATAGCACCATCAAAAAGTGAGTAGTATCCAATGTCGGTTGCAACTTGAGTTAATACTATTGGAACAGTCAGTCCCGTAAGTAATGAATTACCGTTTGTTCCTCCAGATAAGACTTGAGACATTCCCGAATATACACCTGTGATACCTGTTATTGTTGTCGAGGTAAATGCTGTTGTAGAACAACAGGGATCTATAATTGATTTTACATCAACTCCATCAACATACGTGACCTGAAAAATATCACCAATTATATTTTCCGGAGAAATCTTAAAATAATATCTTTGTTCTTCCACTTTATTAAGGATTTATATATTCATACCATCTTATGGGTAATCCCCCATCCAATCCAATTACAATATTTGGAGTGGAAGTTGTTAATACTTCATAATTGAACTTGGGATAATCTAAATTTACTTTATAATAAAAGTAATCTTCTGGATTAAAAGTAAAAAGGTTCCCTATAGAAGGTTGCGGTGTATTTGTCATTTTTACATATTCACCGGTCTTTGCATTAAAGAATTTTGCACTCATATAAAAAGTACTGATATCGACATAATCTTTTTTTCTTAACCAATAAATGTTAAATCCCTCTTTGTCACCAATAAAGTCTAATTGAAATTTTGGTTTTTTTATGTCTACCAGGGGAAACACTGGAGATATTGATACGCTCTGTGTAAAACCTTGTTGAACAGGTAATATAATTGTAAAATAATTCTTTTGGGTTTGGTCTTGTGGTGTATCATAAAAATCTAATTTAAAAAATGATTTCGTAAACGAATTCGAGTAATAATAGACTTCTTGGGTGGTAAACCCTTCATCCAAATAACTATTAATCCAATTTGCTGGTGTCACTACTGGACTTGTAACGGGATTTGAATTGTCATAAAAATAAAATTCATAATTTACCGCACTTTTTTTATATCCAGAACTATCTATATATTCTTTATGGGTAAATTGTAATATTTCAAAGTCATTAGCATTACCTATAATGTCTTTGAGAATCTCATTTTGATAGGTCTGAATTGAATCATCTCTACCTAAAAAATCCCAATTCATTTCCAAAGGGATATCTAAATATTTGTTGTTCTCGGGTAACAATATTTTATATTTATTCACACTCATCTATAATAGGATCTGAAATTACATCTAAGTTATCAACATTGGTTCCTTCTGGTATAATTCTAAATATTATATCTTTAAAAGGATAATGTTTTCCGTTCATGAATGGATAATCAACTCCAACCCCTTCATTATCTATGAATCCATAGGGATAGATGTCTCTCCATCTGAATCCATCTGAAAGATTTGAATAATATGCATAATCAGGCATATTTACTATATCATTAGTAAAACCTTCTTCAATATATGTAGAATATGTTTTTAAAGTTAATGTTTGATGTGGTTGATAATAATATCCGAATTGATTTGTCTTAGGTCCCATATTCATTAAAGAAAACCAATTTGTATTAAAATTGATTTTATGAAATAGGGTTGAAACAACTCTTTCTTTTTGATCGTAATTATTCCATTCACATACATCACCATCAAGTATGTCACCTCTTTTTAGATTTTCCGTATAAATGAAAGGTCCAGCACTAGGTAAAGTAGAACTATTATAGGTTCCTGTGTTTAAGTTAGAATTTGAAAAAGGGTTGAAAGTGTCCCACCAAGGATTCGGTGAATTATTAATTAAGGGTAAATTAAACTTATACCCCTGTTTAAGATTTTTAGTCCAACCAAAATAACCTTTCCAAATCGTTGTAAAAAATATTTCAGTTATAGGTCTTTTTTGATTATCTCTAAATGGTGAAGTATCAAGGTCAGTATTAAAAGATAATGTATAAGATTGAGACCCCTCCAAAACAGAGGTTCTCGTTTGGTTGTTAGGAGTTAAAACCGCTTCCTCAGTTTTGGTTTTATCACCATATATGTTTTTTTCAAAACCAGCGTTCATCAAAACAGAATCCTCAACATTTGTTAAAATTTTGTGTCTTCTCACATAATAAATTGATTTTGTTTCAGATATATTTTGATTATTTATAACTCTTTTGAATAATCCAATATTTCCAGAATTAAAAGTTAAACCTACAAATCCAACATTTGTGATATTAAAAATGTATTCATCACTGCCAAAGTTTGGATCTCCAAGACTTGAAACTTGAAACAGATTATTTCCATTATAACTAAATGACAATTCAACAAACTCCCCTTCAGTAAGACCGTGTTTCATTGGACATTTAAATCTAATAACTCTTGTCAAATCATTATTACCTACCGTAATTACAAATGGTATTCCATCCTGAACTTGCCATGACCAAGAAACTAGTGAATTGGGGTCGACTGTATATAATTGTTTATTGAAATCATTATCATAGGCATAACTCAAATAGTGAGTCCAATTATATGTTGAAGCACTTTTATTAACAAAAGTTAAATGATTATTTGGGGGTTGTGTATATCCAGGAACATTGTTATCCAATCTGATAAAATCAAACTCAAAAAATTGAGGAAACCCTTCCCATAAAATAGGCGAATTAAATGGTACTGGCGGTGGAAAAGACGCTACAGCATTTTGTACTGCATTTGTGTAGTACAAATTATTTCTGAAAGGGGTATAAGAAGTTTTTCCAGTATAGGAATTTTTAAAAACCAAATAAAACTTTCCAGTTGGTCTGAAAGTTGTGGAAATTTGTCTTTCTTCATTAAAAGTTTCTTGTAAACTTATGTCTACATTTCTATCAAACTCTATAATTTCTTTTTGATTTTGTGATAAAGACAAAATTGTTGACAACAAAGTATTTGGTGCCGATGCGTATCTTTTAGATCCTAAAATTATTCTATCTGAATCATTTACTGCCATTATTGTTCTGCTGTGTCTACATAAAGTTTAATAAACCTATTTACTGCGGTTTTTCCATTGTTCAAACCAAAATACATGTGATTAGGTAATCCAACAACCACTAAGTTATTGTTTTGAGGTACGTTTTCGTCCGTTTGTCCCAATGCATTAAAATTTGTAATATAACCTTGAGGTAAGTTAGGTAAAAAGTTTGGTGAAACAAGTGTTGCGGTTGTGAAATAATCGGTGTTGAAATCAAATGATTGGTATTTTTTGGATATAAATCCATTGTTAGTCACGTTTTGGTTTGCCTGAGTATACCAATTGTTGTTTTCTGTACCAAATATTCTTAGTGACGTGGTAAGTTGCCACTTATAAGTTGGTACTTCTTGTGAGTTTGGATAACCAAAAGGTGTTTGAATTAATGGTAATAAGTTGTAAATTTGTAATCCGGGACTCATTTCTCTTCTAGTACTATACTCATCAAAATTAGATCTGTAAAAAACACCAAATACAGGTTTAAAGTTAGGTGGTATACCATCATCTCCTAGATAAACATCCGTTGGTAGTGGGTAATTTTCATCATAAAAAGGATTTATTTTGAACTCAGAATTAATGGATATTGATTGTGCTATGTCCCCATCTATTCTTGACCCCCCTCGTGCACTATCAAAGAACTTGTTTAGTCCTGTGTCCCAGTTGAATAAAATACCACTGGAATCAGGAATCATTAGTCCTCTGAACCAAGAATTCAATAATCTAGACAAAAATCCGAACTGTACAATTTCACCTTGATCATTATATGAAGTAGAAACAAGTTCATTTGAAAAATATGATCCAAAAGCGGGGTTACTACAAATTTCTTTAATAAAGAAGTCTCTCGGTCCCAAATCGAGTATGGTTGTTGGAAATTGTATTTGTTTGTCGTTATATCCAGGATTCACACCCAAAGTTAATGGTGGAAGATTCATTTTTTTTCCAATAAAAGAATTCAAAGATTTACTGTATGGTGAACTTCTATAATAAAAGTTGTTAGATGCGGTATTAAAATAAATAAAATCTTTACAGAACACATACGTTGGATTTGATATATTATTTAAAGATGGATATACAGAACGTTTGGTAAAGGACGGCATGTACAAAACACCATTAATCCAATTGTTTTGAAATGTTTGTGCGAAAACTCCTCTACATAACGCATACATCAAAATAAATCTTGCTTTCCATTCTAAAAAATATCTAACATCTCTTTTATATCCCTCGAAAAGATATTCTTCATTTAAAAGACAGTAACAACCATTTATCATGATGTCATCTGGAACTGGACATTGGCCCGTAGGATAAACCCCCACATTTCTACCACTTCCGGTGTAACATTGTAACGGTTTCATACCTTCACATGTAAAGGTATTTGTCAGTGATGTATTTCCACTAAATTGATCCAAGAATTCAGATGGGTCAAAAGAACCTCCAAAATTTTGACTTTGTTCGAAACCAACACCAGCATCTAAGAAGTAACAAAAATTATTGTTTTGGTGCAGTGCAAAACTTGTTCTAATACCAGGACCATCTTCTATACAAGTAGATGTTGGTAATCTATCACTCCTCATAACAATCCTTGTTCTATCTGAGAAATTTACTTGTGACAATGTGTATTTAAAATATGCCTGTGAATAAAGTGCATAAATATTTGCAGATACCGAGTTATTCAATGGATATCCATAATCACTTAAATTAGGTACGTTATCATAAAAACTCAATGAATTAATCGGTACATTAAATTCTGCCGCAATAAATGGTCCACCTCCTATATATCTAGATACCGACTGTGGTAAAACAAAATTATTCGCAGTTGTGATTGAATTATTACCAGGGAAGGTTAATGAAGATACCGTTTGAAAGTTATTTACTGGAACATATGCAAGACCAGAAGGTACTGTTGTATCACTAGTAGCAAGATAATAATATGGTAGTGGAGATGTAAAAGCAGTATAATTTGGATTTCCTGGTGTTGGTGGGGAAATTGAAAAAGTAAAAGATGGAAAATAAAGTAAGTTTGTTGTGTTATTTGTTGAAATGTGGGAAAGTGCATTGACACCAACCCCTTGGATTGGATAATTAAGATAGTAGTCACCTGAAACCATAACTGTTCCAGGTGCGGAGGGATAACCAAATAAAACCGATAAATCGTATTCAATATTTTGTTTTGTGGTATGAGGATCGACTCCTCTTGTTAAAATTAAAACTTCATATGAATCGTAATTAGCCATATTTTCCAATGCAACAAAGTTGTTTGATTGTATTGAATTTGCTCCTGCATTTGGATTATAGTTGGAAGAAATATTTGTAGGTAGAATAACTGGATTACCATTGGTAGGAAAAGTAGTTGATGGTCCACATGGATCTAAAATAACAATTTGAATTTGGTGTTTCAAATAGGATTGCGGAAAATAACCAAGTGTATTTGAATCTAATGCATAAAATTGATTTACTGTTAATCCCGTTAATAACTGAAAATATTCAACATCTGTATCGTATTTTAAAAAATCCTCTTTTGTAAGTGCGGGACTAGTGGTTCCTGTTTGTAATATTTTAATTGTTGAAAATAAATTATTAGATTGGTTGTTTGGATTTGCATATGAAATGGTTTGAGAAATAGGTGTTGGTGTCAATGAACCTAATGGAAATGGTGATAATAGTGTTGTTCCTGTTACCGCATTATTTAAAAATTGGTTCGAAGTTGCACCTGTTAAGTTTACTTTTCTGGACACAACTTGTCCGTTCGAAAAATTTGGATCCTGAAAAGTTATTAAATCCCCTGGAAACACTGTATCTATTGTACCAGGTCTTGCTAATAGAATTACAACCTGATCTTTGAAAGGTTGTGACCCCGCAAGTTGAGGGTTCACTGTAGTTGTAATTTGATTTACTCCAGGAGTTCCTGGATTTGGGTTAAAATATTTGTCTCTTAAATTAAATTCATTTAATCTTTGAGGATAAGTCTGTTTTGTTGGGAATCCAAACCACCTATCATCCTGACCAGGACTTTTGTCTGCCGCGAATAAAAATGGTTGAGGTGCGTGATACTTATTAAATTCACTACCTCCTAAAACATCGTAACCCGAAAATAATCTTAAAAAATCTGCCTGGGCTTTAGTCACAACTGTTTGATCCACTTGATTATTGTCGATTGCCCATGCTAATGATTTGTATTGACCGGTACCACCACACCTGAAATATCCATTATCAGCATCACCATATTGATAACCTGGTATAATTTCTAAATTTGGGTGAGTGACATCATACGCAGATGACATGTTAACTGGTGCCAGAAATGAAGTCGATTGACCCAAAATTTGTACTCCTGTTTGTGAATAAACTGATAGTTCGGCTTGCAATTCTTGATCAAATGTGTCCGGGGTAAATTGTTCTCCTATTTCAGCAAATCCGCAATTACAATCACATGACTCACATTCAGGATAAGAAATCATAGGAAGACCTATTCTTCTAAGGTCTAGAATAACATGTTGTAAAAAAGGATAAACTCTTTGGTTGTAAAATCTAAGAAGAATACTTACCCCTATAGCCTTTACAAGTGAAATTCCAAAACCCACATAAAACGAAATAGATAGGCCTGAAGGAATGGGCAGTAATGCTACTATAGCAGCGGAAAGATTCCAAACCACAAGTGCCCAATAATAAACAGTTCCAATTATTAATAATCTTCTAAGTGTTTTTCCTAAATTTTTAAAAACAGGCCAAAACTTAGCAATAAAGTGAGCCAACCAAAGCACGGCCAAAAGTGCCGGAGTTAAAACATTCAATAAAAAATTGAAAAGAAAAAACAAAAAATCAAAGTTTCTTATGATGTCATTTGCAGGGAACGTATTAACCGTCGACTTACATGTTCTATTATCAATTTCTTTTATACCTAGATGTCTCGCTCTACCTACTCCATTTTTGTATCGATCTAAAAATAAAGATGTTGTGTAAACTTTATTGTAGTTAAACAAATAGAATCTATCTTCACAATTTATTGCCTCCTGGATCATATTTGAATCACCATAATCGTCCCAATCTAATGAAAAAGCATAAGATCTTAAAACGTCAAAAGGTCCCTGATCATAAAATAAAAAGTTCAATATTTGAGAACTGTTAACATCTTGAGGTATTGAAGTCACAACCACGTTAGTTGGTGCCGTTGTAATTGGAATGACATTTACATCACCAAAATATGGTATACCACCAATTGTAACAGAAATACTTTGTGAATTAACTGAATTGTCAAGAACTAAACCACCATTTGTAGCAATGGGTATTGTTTGGATAGTGAAACCAGGAACCAAATTATAACTGAGAACGGTTGGTGGTTGGGTAATAAATGGGTCATTTGACGCATTTGACCAACCATACTCTTTAACATTTGGTACTAAATAATTACCCCTTAAAAAATTATTCTTTAGACCTTGTTCATTTTGCCATTTGAACTTGAATCTATATTTTCCAGTAGTGGGTATTCCTATTTTGGGATCGTTTGATAGAACTTGTTGACCATATTCATTAGTGTAAACATAGTCCAAATTCATTGGTAAATTAACTAAAAATGTACCGTTGTCATCAATAATTTTTCCGTTTTGTTCTAAATCATATTGTTCTAATATTGGATATCCGTATTGGTCTGTGTCGATTGTCTGTCGAATAGATAAAATTTGACCGGGTCCTGCCACTAATTCACACAGGTTTCCAGTATTATTTTTTGGTTTACAACTTGGTTTTACCGAATCGTCATCTGTGGTAGATATGACAGATCCCATAAAAATTGAGGTTGGTTGTATTGATATATTTGCAGATGCCGTTAAATCAAAATCCGCTCTTGTAATACCCAATTGACAAATTTCAGGTTCTCCCCATAAAGGTGCAATTTCTAATATTTTGTTTAGTGAAATTATTTGAGGTAATTCATTTAAGTTAGTGGAACTTTTAAATTTAGATCCATTTACTTGATCTTCACTTGCCACCCCAGCCTGTATTAAATCCTGTGGACTTAAGGAAAAACAACCAATGTCTGAAAGATCAACATCCATTACCAATGTTTGAGTACCTACTGGAACACCAAAAATCATGTAATCCCCACTTTCATTAGTTTTAACTGTATAACGATAATATTTGTCAAAAACTTCAATATAAGTGTTGTCTATAAGAACTTCTTGTTTTGTTGGAAAAGAACCTGTTGGTACATGTCCATTGTACTGTGGTTCTTTCGGGAGTAAATTATATCTATAACCTTCTTCGTTTACATCTGAAATAAATGTGTAAGGGTATAATTCAGAAATTATAGGGTTATTTAAATCAACATCTTCGATTGGGACAAAAACTGAAACTCGTGCATTTGGTAAACCATATCCTCCGTTAACAAATACTCTACCTACTACAACTCCATAATCAGAACAAACTCTAGTGTATATGTCTGCTTGATTTAGTTTTAGAGAAAGAATTTCCAGAAACTCGAAGTCCTGTTCTAACATTACTTTGAGACTTTTTTCGTTTCCCGGGGTAGTTTTAATCCTTACAGATTTAGGCATTTGGTCTTTTAAAAATAAATAGTTTATTTCGTATTTTTAAAAGATATAATCAATTTTTGAAAAGTGTAATGAAAACCTTTGAAAGGTGTTGTATTAACTAAAGTTGACTGTCTTTAAATTTAATACACTAACTCTAATGTCCTTAGAAGGAAATCTTACTTGGTAAATTTGTGATGGTTCCGCAAAAATTGTATCTGCAATTAGTTTAATTAGTTTTGTTTCTGGATCTTCATATTGTTGAGAAGTTTGAGATGAAGAATACTCACCTCCAACTTTATTGAAAAAGAATATGCCAGATAAGGAAATTACACCATTTTCTTGTTGGATTTGTGATCTTAATGCAGACACATTTATGTTTTGTCCTAACCCTCTATCAAGCGGACTGAAAAATGCGGTTACAATTTCAATTATTCTTGAAACAATTGCCCCTTGATTTTGACTAGCATCTAAAATTACATCAACATCAACACCCAAGTCAATAACATTTGCCGTTTCGAGGGATATGTAATCATTTATCATTCTGTAATTGGACAAGTAATTAGCAACATTACTCATTAAAGTATTTGAAACTACCTCAGTCAAGTTACCATTTATATCATATGATAACATTTTAATTTTAATTTTATTATTTTCTTCAACTATTGCAACTTTTCCGGGAGCACCAAACTGAGGAGGCATGTTTCTAATTACCGACTCATAATCGTTTACAGTGACCGCTCGGTTTTGTGCCGCGAAATTAAATGTTACATATTGTCTAACTTCTTCAGTCGAAGGTGCGTTTGCCCCTCCGATTGCCGCAGTAACATTATTACATCTTAATGAATTAATAACAGTATTATTTAAACTTTCGACAGGACCATTTACAAAAAATGATATTGTACCGAATTGAGTGATTACATTAACTCCCACATTTGTTGCCTGACCACCACCAACTCTGTACTGAACAAACAATGTAGAATTAGACTTAAGAGAACTACCTAAGGAAAAATTATTAATGTATTTATTCAAATCCATTTTATTTCCTGT